CTCTAGTTTACTCAAATGGAAGTCAAGAATGTGATAGGGCAAAGATGGTCCTTGAGGCATGTGGGCAAGAGGTAAGGGAGTTCTTACTTGGTGCTGATTTCAGTGATAGGCAGTTCCGTGCTGAGTTTGGTAGTGAAGCAGAGTATCCTCAGGTTGCTATTGGTCTGAATCACCGTGGAACATTAAAAGAAACACTCAAGTACATGAGTGATCAAGGCATGTTTTTGTAATACGTTATACAAAAGAACTTGACTATATAATCTATGAAGTCTATAATAGACTTGTCGTTCATCCCACTCTGTGGGACGCAAGTAAGTCGCGGAACGGAGCGTTCATCCCATGATTGAAGTTTTACTTTATGCCAATTTGAATTGTCTAGATGCTACCGATATGATCGGTCGTGTTAAGACAAATGAAAACATAAGTGAGATTGTGAAAACTGAGATTGTTGAAACCATAAAGGAAGCAACACCTCATTGTAAATGGGACGCAAACGACTGAAGGAACGGGAACTCGGATCACCCGCAAGGGTAAAAGGAGAAAATCACCCATTCTTTTAGGAGTAAACAAATGAACACACTTACACTGATCAAAAAGCAAATCGAAAAGCAGGCTGCTCTGCATGATGCACAAATTCACGTTACCAAGTATCGTGGTGTAGATTGTAAAGTGCATGAGGTTGGTGAGGAAACTCACGGCACTTTCTGCTATCGTGGTCGCACTTACACTAAGTGATTGCAAAACCAATTGAATAGTGTTAGAATGGGAGGGTAACCTCCCATTTTTTATGGAAAGAGATAAACTTAAATTGATAGTAAGGAATCTAAAACTGTTGGTTGAAGCTCTTGAATCAGAAGTATATTCTGATCCCGATGCTTACACTGATAAGCGGGAGAACTTTGATGATCCCATCCCTTACCCTGTTGCAGATTACGACGAAGTATTTAATGACGATGACGGATACCCTGACTAAACTGATTAGTGTCACACCAGACGCAGAGAAACACATGGCATATTGTGCCCGTGTGTCGAATCCAAATAACCAGGAGAATGAAAAGTTCTCAGGTCTTCTTAAGTATTGTGTTAAGCATCAGCACTGGAGCATCTTTGAGCAGGCATATATGACTCTTGAGATTAATACTACTAGAGGAATTGCAGCTCAAATTCTGCGCCACCGTTCGTTCACATATCAAGAATTTTCACAACGTTATGCTGATTCTTCCCTACTCGCGGAGACGATTCCTCTACCTGAACTACGTAGACAAGACACCAAGAATCGTCAGAATTCTATTGATGATATTGACCCGTTTGTCCGTCAAGAGTTTCAGATCAAAATGAAGAAGTACTTTGAGGAGGGTATGAAACTCTACAAAGAAATGCTTGATGCTGAAATTGCAAAGGAGTGTGCTCGTTTTGTGCTTCCACTCGCATGTCCCACAAAAATCTACATGACCGGTTCAGTGCGCTCATGGATTCATTATATCGATTTGCGTTCGGCCAATGGCACACAGAAGGAGCATATGGATATTGCAAATGCATGTAAGTGTATCTTCATTTGTCAGTTTCCCGCAGTTGCTGAAGCAATGGGTTGGGAACTATCACCAGAGTGTCCAGAATGTTTAGATCAGTCTGCAATTACACTTGAATAAATATTCACACTAGGACTTGAGGTTTATGCCAACGTACCCTGTTATTAATTTAGAAACGAAAGAGAAAAAGACTCTTAGCATGACCATGAAGCAGTATGCTGAATGGAAAGAACAGAATCCAGGTTGGGATAAGGATTGGTCTGAGGGATGTGCGGGTCAATCGAGAGAGTTCAGATGGACAGGAGAAGCGAAGTCGAGTGGTTGGAACGAAGTTCTGGACCGTGCATCTAAACAACCAGGTGCCACGGTTCGGAAGCATCGTGACTACTCCTTCTAACTCTGTATCCTCCGCTTATGCCTGCAAAAAGAAAGACGAATCTATCAGTAGTTCCATTTGGAATGAGCAACAAACACATGAAAAGAAAGAAGCCAATCAACTCAGATTTGATGAGGGGCATCACACCTCTCACTGAAAATCAAAAAGAACTCTTTCGTTGCTATAAGAATGATCAGAATCTTGTAGCGTATGGATGTGCTGGTACAGGAAAGACCTTTATCACTCTCTACAACGCTCTTAAAGATGTGTTGGATGAGAAGACTCCTTACGAGAAGATCTACCTTGTCAGGTCTCTTGTAGCGACTAGAGAGATTGGTTTCTTACCAGGAGATCATGAGGATAAGTCTTCATTGTATCAAATTCCTTACAAGAACATGGTCAAATACATGTTCGAGATGCCTACCGATTCTGATTTTGAGATGCTGTATGGTAATCTTAAAAACCAGGGAACAATTTCATTTTGGTCTACGTCTTTCATTCGTGGCACCACACTTGATAACGCAATCATTATCGTTGACGAATTCCAAAACTTAAACTATCATGAACTTGATAGTATTATTACCAGGATTGGTCAAGATTCAAAGATTATGTTCTGTGGTGATGCCACTCAGTCTGACCTTCTGAAAGACAAAGAGAGAAATGGCATTGCTGATTTCATGAAAGTTCTTCGTATCATGCCCTCTGTCGATGTTATTGAGTTTGGAGTCGAAGATATCGTTCGTTCTGGACTGGTGAAAGAATACTTACTTGCTAAGATGGAATTGAATTTATGATTTTTGAGCATTGTAATTACCTTGGTGACCTTGAACTAACAAAAAAAGAAACCAATGGCATCCGTCTCTACAATCTTCCAAGTGGAGAATGGGTGCCTTCTATCACGTCGGTAACTTCTTTCTACAACAGACAGATCTTTGCCAAGTGGCGTAAGAGGGTTGGTGTTGAGGAAGCAAATCGTATTACAAAGAAAGCAACTGCTCGCGGAACTGATTTCCATGAAGCAGTTGAAGTGTACATGCGAAATAAAGAAATAAATTGGGATGAATTTAAACCTATGACAAGGTTTATGTTTCATCATGCCCTACCATATCTGGACAAGATAAATAATATACACGCTATAGAGAGGACTCTTTATTCTGAGTACCTTGGGTTAGCTGGTAGAGTTGACTGTATCGGAGAGTACGAAGGCGAACTCGCAGTCATTGACTTTAAAACATCCGAGAAGATAAAACCAGAAGAGTGGTTAGAAAACTACTTCGTTCAGGAGACTTTCTACGCTGCTGCTTACTATGAGTTGACTGGTATCCCCGTCAAGAAACTCATCACCATCATGGTCACGCCTGGTGGTGATGTCAAAGTATTTGACAAAAGGAATAAAGGGGACTATATTAAATTATTAGTTCGGTATATTAAGGAATTTGTATCTCACAATCTTAGGTCAGAGAATGGAGAATGAACTAGAAAAAGTATTAGAAAGTAAATTCTTTTGCCCTTCTCGCTTCGCACAAGAGATCGAATCTCTTGTAATACAGAACTCTGATATGAGTTATATTGATGCTATCATTCACTTTTGTGAAAAGAATAGTATTGATTTGGAGTCAGTTCCTAAACTGATTTCCAAACCATTGAAGGAGAAGATCAAATTTGAAGCAATGGAACTCAACTTCTTGAAGAGAAGTTCCCGTGCCAAATTGCCATTGTAATTCCTGTTTAGGGTAAAAAATTTTCCCGGCAAAAAATCCTTATATTACTTTTTTGATGATGCCGTTTGATGCCTACAAGCAATATCTCTCCTTGAAGAATCATTTTACCAAGGAGAAGTATGACTACCATAAGTATTGTGGTAAGAGTCGTGCAACCGTTCAGTCTTTTTACAAACGAAAGGATCGCTTTTGGTTTGAGAAGTTAGTGAGAAATAAATCAGACCAAGAAGTTATCGAGTTCTTCATATCTAACTTTATCACCTGCACTGATCCAAGTAAGCTTTGGATAGGAGAGATGATTCGCGAAGGTGAGGGTAGATATACTTCATGGAAGAAGAGAACTCAGTCACTCTCATATATGTTTAAGGAAGAGACAGAGAGGGTCTTTTCAGATAATAACTTTGATGCTATGTTCTCTATGGATGGTTCTCGTCATCCAGACATCTTGAAATCATATCTCAGGGATGATATATCAATTGAAACCCTAGTCATCCTTGATAGAATACTTGGGTTTAGAAAAGATTGGGACGATAAGTTATCCGATCCAGTGTGGGAAACCGTCAGCATGAGGATGAGAAAGTATTCTCCATTCCTAAATATTGACGTATCTCGTTATAAAAATGTTCTTAAGAAAGTTGTTTTAGGTAAATGAGTTTTTTTGATTCTGATGTGGTCCGTGCAGAAATGACGGAGATAAGTGAGTTACAAGAGGATGTTTATCGTAACGTCTTCAAGTTTCCTGAAATGAATCAGGAAGAAAAACTCTTTCATGTGGGTATGCTTGAGAAACTTTTGGATAAACAAAAGATTCTTTATACTCGCTTGAGTCTGTCTGATGATCCTGAAGCAAAGGTAATGAAGGAACGTATCGTTGATTCGGCTAAGATGATGGGTCTTCCTCCCAATGTTGATATGCCGACAATCTTTAACAACATGTCCCGAATGCTGGACGTAATGAAAGAAAAGATTGACGAAGACGGTTCCGACCTGTAGAATATCGAGGTACACACAAGCCAAATCCGTACAAATCTAACAAATCTTATGTCTTTCGCAAATCTTAAAAAGCAGTCCTCTCTTGGTTCCCTGACCTCCAAACTGGTCAAAGAAGTTGAGAAGATGAATAATACTGGTGGCGGTGGAGATGACCGCCTGTGGAAACCAGAGATGGATAAAACTGGTAATGGATATGCAGTTATCCGTTTCCTTCCTGCCCCTGAAGGAGAAGAACTCCCCTGGGCAAAGATGTACTCTCATGCCTTCCAAGGTCCTGGTGGTTGGTACATTGAGAACTCCCTGACTACTCTGGGTCAGAAAGACCCTGTGTCAGAGCACAACCGCGAACTGTGGAACAGTGGTCTTGATGCCGATAAGGACACGGTTCGTAAGCAGAAGCGCAAACTGTCCTACTATGCCAACATCTATGTTGTGCAGGATAAAGCAAACCCTCAGAACGAAGGTCAAGTCTTCCTGTATAAGTTCGGTAAGAAGATCTTTGACAAGATCATGGAAGCAATGCAACCTGAGTATGAAGATGAGACTGCCATCAATCCTTTTGACTTCTGGCAGGGTGCTAACTTCAAACTGAAACTGAAGAAGGTTGCAGTC